CAGTTGAACTGTATAATAGATGGAGCCTGAAATGGCCAGATAATGACCAATCATTTCTAAAAACCTTTCCATAGTAGGTGGTTTTAAAATGTGAGGCATTGTGGGGAATTTCAACCCACCGATTCATAACCGCAATTCGAAATTGTAACAACGTTACAACTCGACAGATTTGAAGCATCATGATTAGTACTCATGATGCTTTTTTCATTTAGTGTGGCTCAGGAAAATTTTTTAAAGACATTCCGCCTATTTACACATAACGCTAATTATAGGCTTTTTATAATTTCCTTTGAAAGCATTGATTATGAGCGTAGGATTATTTAGCATTACGGAGGCGGTCCCACCTCTTATACTCAGCAGTAGCATAAAGCGCCTCACGGATTGCAACTGGCACCTGTCTTTCTGCAACGGGCTGTATTGAGTGCCCACAGTTCCAGCCACCGGCACGGACAAAGAAGTTTTCAGGATTGGTGCCATCGATTAACCCGTATGGCAGTTTTGTTTTTGCGTAGATATCGCAACCTAAACCTTTTAATATTGTAGGTACTTCTGAAATATGGAAGTAATCTTTATCAGTCATTTTATCGCAAAAGCAACGGGTTGTCTCAATATCGCTATTCATGTATCGGAACCATACATAGCCGAGATCAGATGAAACGATTTGTGTGTATTGCCTTGAAAACTGATTGATAGAATCCTTTGCAATAGTTTTTACATACCGGTCTAAAATACCTTTACTTTCTGGGGTATTGGTAAGTGATTGCTGCAACTGTTTTGCGAGGTCGCTATAGCTGCCACCACTGGTTATATTGGTACGAAGGATATTTATAATAGCATCAGAAACGTTTGCACTGATACCCTGCGTTGTAAGTTGCTGAACAGTATCAGTAATTGCCTGATTACGGATGGCCTTTAATAACGGTTTTGGTTTAAAGGTTTTCTCGATACTTTTCCAGTACTCAAACTGAAGGCCGTAAACAGCGTTAAAGCTTTTTACGAACTCTTTTATTTCACCTTTATATTCAGGGTTGAGTATAATATTATTGAGTTTGTTTTTTATGCTGGCAAGGATGGATAAGTTTTTAACCGTTACTGCAATGCGATCACCTTTTAAATCTAACCGTTTAATCTGCACAATCATTTCATTATACAGCTTTGATTGCAGCATAGGTATTGACTTGTCAAATTTTGACAGTGCAGTGGTTATTTCTTTTAAAATTGCATTCATTATTGCATTGCGTCAGGTGGTATAATTCCAGCCGTTTCCTCAGCCAGTTGAGCTGCAGCCATAGCCTCTATAACTGCCCTTTGCTTTGTAACTTCCAACTCAGCAAAATCTTTATTAGCTTCCACAGCCATATCAACAAATTTGTTTATGTTGCTGCTTATGATGTAATCCGTTTTTGTGATACCGCCATTGCTTAACCGGCTCATTTTATCATCTTCAGTAATACCAGCCAGTGGATCTAACTTTAATATCAAACCAACATGAGCCGCTACCTGCAAATCATTATTGAATGCCTTTGTTGCATAACTGACCTCCATTGCATTTAAGATAGCCGGGTTCAGTTTGTTTTTGATGGCAGATGTTAGCTGTTCATCAAAATATTTAGCGGAAAGAATATCAAATTTTTCAGGCACTGCTATCATGGGCAGCATTTCATAAATCTGATCAGGTGTGTACTGAACAGAATACCTGTAAAGCGCAATCAGATAATAAACCGTGTCCAGTATTCTTACCAGGTCCTCAGCAATGGCGTGAACGGTATTGTTAAGTTCATCCTTATCCACTTCTTTTGCAGTACCGGATTGATTGAGCGGTGTTGCTGCCAGAAACTCAAAGTTAATTGCAGCCAGGGCATTGTAAATATGAGCCTCAATACTTGTTTCCTGCACCTTAATAATTTCAACGTCTTTCTCCACGAATCCAGCAGGAGGTGTTGGATGTTGCAACTGATCAGCACTAGCAGGACGAATAAGCATTTTACTATATGGGCCGGTGGCGATATAGCCAACTCCCTGACAAGTTTTGCAGGTTACCTGGCAAGCGCTGCCATCAACCTGTTCAATCCTTTGCCCGGTGCCTTTACAACTTGTGCATTCGTTCTGTGTGTATTCCCAACGCTCAGGATACAGGTGCAAAACCTTTGCAGCCTGTAAATCGCTGTACTCTCTTAAAGATTCATTGAATTCAGGCAATATGCCACTAATTCGGCTTTCATAAAGCGAGTGATTACCGTACATATCAATCACAATGCCACCTAATTTAAAGGCAGGTAATTCACCTAACCCATGCTCATAATAAAACGCTTCTGCAAACTGCTTTTTATCATTTATTTGGTCATGCCTTGCGATGTCTTGTGTTGTTACAATGTAATAGCTTTCGCCCTGCTTTGCACGGCCGCGATCAATATACACTGCACCAACTTTGTTTTGCAATACAACATAATCACCTTCAGCAAAATCCACTACATCTGAACTGTTGAAAATTGTTGCAACTGGTTTAAGCATTACATTTTTCTCAGTTGGGTATTCAATAGGCGCAACCAAACAAATAGCATTTGCATCAATCAGATAATTACGGAGCAAAAGAGAAAACAGCCAGTTGGTAAGGCTGGTAAAACCAGGGTAATGATATTCAGCATAATCATTCATCTTTTCACCTTCCACAATCTTATCAAAAGAAACATCAGGATATTTTATGCTCCAATCTGATGACCTGCGAATCTTTTGCAGTGTGCTTTCAATCTTATTGAAATATGGTTTTGTTTTGGCTATGAAGATACTTTTACGGTAAGCCAGTACCGTTTCAGGCTCATTTGGCCTGCGTTCATTTATAAGTTTTTCAGGGAAAGTACCATCAGCATGAACCCTCATATCTTTTTCAAGTTCACGGGATTTTGCAGCATAGTAATATTCTTTCTTTCTGCTGAAATACATCTTTAATTCATCAGGGGTAAATTCTATTTTTGGCATTGTGTTAAATTTTAAGACGGCCCGGTGCCCATTCTTTTTTAGACTTTAATTTGAACAGATATGGCAATCCTAATTTTCTAACAGCAACAGTCATTACATTGTCATAAGTTCTTTTCATAATTGAACTCACCATGTTGCTGCCAAAACTAAGCAGGTAATATTGTTTGTAAAGTACGGATAAATTTGGCATTATTTCACCATGCAGCCGTGCCCAATAAGCAGGCATGAAATGCGGCATATCAATTTTTAAAATAGCCGTTGCAATATTAAAGTAAAGTTCATCAGGAATATTTTCGCCAAACATCCTGATTGTTTTAAGTTTCTTTTCCGGTTTTAATTCCCTGGCTTTACTAAAAACCTTTGTACCTTTTTCAAAGTACATAACCTCAGAACGTATTTGCCAAACTTTATCAACTTTATAGGCTGTTTTTATTTCATCATAATCAGCCCAAAAATAATACTTGTTGTTTATGTTATCGCTGCTGCCTTCAGTTATGGCCGTGAACTGTACCCCTTCCAACTCTGCAAATAGTTCTGATGGCTTTTTACCGAGCCAAAGCATATCAGCATCCAGGCACAATGTTTTACCAAAAGGGGTAAGCTGGTCTAAATGCAGCTTTGTACCAAACCCGGACCGGAAATCAACAGGTAGTTCAATCATGAAATCGAATATACTTTGCTGTTGTTTGCTTAAATACTTAACGCCAGGCCCGTCATAAATCACAGCTATTTGCACGGGCTCAACTGCCTTTATACTGATGGCTAAGTTATAAGCCAGCGTTCCGTAACCTGGGTGCCCTGTGGCAATTATTATTATTCCGTTGTTTAACATGTTCCTTCGTATGATAATGATATTCCTGAACTCGATTCAAAAAGTACAGGGGTTATTGTTCCTGTATGACATAATATACACCTAACGGCACTACCCGATACCGGGAAATCAACGTGCTCAACATTACCGTTACAGCCAACAAAATCGGCATATCCGTTCACCCCGAAAAAAGTAATCCTGAACCTCACACAATCTTCGCCTCCTGTTGTGGGTGTTGTAAATTGAACTGTTTGGTAAACAGATAAATCACCCTCACCGCAAACGGATGCTATTGAAACTATGTAGCATCCGCCAGGTGTTAAGCCGGTTAAATCCAACTGATCCCCGGTAACGTTTCCTGAATCCAGCGAGGTATAAATATCATCACATGAATACAAAGCCCAATCGTAACCGCCAGCGGGTGCAGGCGAAGGTTCAATCCATGTAATAGTTTCAACTGTTCCGTTATCTGGGTTATCTGTTGCCAGTAATCCTGATGGCGGCACACAGCCGGGATCTGTACCATTGATATTTCCGTAAACATTCGCCTCATCATATCCGCCATTCTCACAGGTTACCCGGTAAGTAGCAATTAAAACGTTGTTTAAAATAGGAACCGAGGCCGCAACAACTGCGGTCAGAACTCCATTTGCATCTATAGTTACTGAATCGAAATAATCTGTATTAAATGAGATAAGTGTAATCACATAAGGGTAACAGCATATTGTATCGTTAGCTGTAATAATATCAGGGAACTCATGCGTTGTACCCTCATCCCAAATTTCATCTGTGTAATCATCTACAAGGGAAAGCTGCGTAATTTCAGAGCAGCTTTGGCAGTTTGAAGTTGACGCATTGAAAGGTGTAACCTGCACCGTGAAATTTGCAGGGGCAACCGGGTTATAAAGAAAATCATTCCAATCTATTCCATAATCACCATCAATAACTACATCAGAAAGAAAGTTAGTGCCCTCAACGGTTACATCTTTATGCATCAGGGCAATTACTAACTTCTTATGCCAATCGGCTGTTAAATGGTCTGTTTTGCCCTCATAGGTATTTCTTACAACCGCTGAAATAATATGACTACTGCCATCCGCTTTACGGAATACATTTTTTTCAACCGGGAACTGCGGTTTAGTAAGTATAAAAGGCAACCTTATTCTATTTTTAAACATTATCGTATTATTACGATCCCGGAAGATATGCCCCCGAAATCCATGTTTATAAAGTTTGGTGGGTACTGGTCAAAGCCAACAGTAATACCCATGTTTACCAGTGCGCCCGTATTATCATAAACCCATACCTGAACCGTTGGGAAATCACCATACATGGCCTGCAGTCCGGCTGTATATGGAATAGACAGCGTTGCAACCGAAATAAACTGTACTATTGTTGGATCGCACGTTTCACCAACACCGGTGCCATCTATATCACCGCCATAACAGTATTTAAACCCGAATGAATCACTATCGCTGCCATATTCTATAACCGATGTAAAGCAATCTTCAGCAATCCTTTCAAAACAGTTTGAACAAAAAGCAACCGTTTCAGGATAACCGTAAACCTCAGTAATCAACACTTGTATTTTAAAGCATTCTTTTACCCCGATAACTGAGGTAAAATTAGGCAGGCCATGCTGCCAGTTGTAAAGTACCTGGGTTGCTGACAGCCTGAACCTTTGCGGCTTTTCGGTAAATATCAGTAATTGCACCCCATCGCATTCAGCAACTATTGAAACTTCAACCTCGCTGGCATCATAAGTGCACATGCTGTTAATTTCATCCTCTGTTCCTTCAATCACCCACTGAAAAGCAATATCATCCTGATCATAAACAGGCAAACAGTAACTTATATTACCCAAAATACAATCCGGTGCCGGGGCAGTTTCATTGAAACGAACAAAACTATTTATGCTATTTATGAGTGTTAAAGCCATGATTTTATTAAGTTAAATTCAGCCGTTCCCTCTGATGGCTTATATTCAATTGACTTGATGTAAGCCTTTTGAATCGGGCCGTTGGTGCCGCACTGAATATTTATATACCCGTAAGGGTTTGATTTTATCAACTTATAATCAGCAATGCTCAACGGATATTCAAATTTAATCGTTTCCGGCTTATAAATTGGCGTACCATCAGAAACATTTAAAAAATCTGTTATTGCCAAATCTTCATTCTCAGGGAGTACTTTATTTTCCAACCTGCAATCATCAGTTATTTGCCCTTGTGCCAGGTAGTTACCTTTACCGGATGTAAAGAACAACAGGCTTGCACTGTTTGATAAGTTTACATAAGACTGAGCAATTGACTTAAACCAACGCATTAAATTATACAATGGCCTTATCCGCCAGTTATATGCTGTTGTTGGATCAAAGTAATTTAAAGGGTAAGATGCAATATTTTGCTCAACAATATAATTATAACCGCCTCTTTGAACGCAAATAATAAACACATCGTTATCATATTCCGAATCCGTTAGGCCCGAATCAACCAGGGTTGAAGTACGCAGGTTTTCAATGATGTAACCGGATGCAATCAGGTCGGTGGTAATGTCCAGTTCATTGTTTACCGATTGTATTCCTGTCCTGCGTTCCTTGTATGAACAAAATTCATCAATACCTTTGATGCTTTTTATCTCCCATTTATTATAACCGGTTTTTATATTTGAATAAATCAGCTTTTCCTCAATCTCTGAGGTGCTGACAGGGATCAGCAGAATATCCAACATTTTAAAATCCTGGTAAAACCATTCAGCAGGTTCAATCCTTACCCGGTCAGTGTACATACCCATTCCGATATTATCAATGGATCGCAGCCCTAACATCATTTCCTTCATGCTGGCAAAAAACTGCTTATCTGTTGCCTGCCTTATCTTTAAACCTGGTGTGAATATTCTAAGGCCACCGCAGCCATCAACATCCTTTTCATAAGGCTGCGAATCTACCCGGCCATAATAATCACTGTCAATTGTTAGACAACCGTTTGTTATTGCCTCTGTTGCCCTGGCTAAAGTTTCATTTATTAAATAAACCTCGCAGTCAGTTGGTGGGCATTCCTTTATGTTGTACAGGAAAAATGATGTTTCAGGATCCCATTCAATATGAAAATCAGCATTGATACTGTCTAAGCTACCGCCTGGATTTTGAAAGAACTTTACATAGGCATACAAACCATATTCAACCGGCAGCGTAACAGTTCCGGTGTAGGTGTAATCAAATTCATAAGTAACCCCATCCAAAATACCAGGCGCAATCTGATCCCGGTGTAATTCAATAGCTTGCCCGGTTAAGTTACCCGGGCCCCAATGTACACCGGCGCCATCCCAATAATCCACAACTGCAAACGGGATAACAATATTTGAACCAACTGTTGAATTTACGTCCATTCTTAACCGGCCTTTGAGCCTGATCTCATAATCAAATTCATCTAAAATACAGTTGGTATTTTCACCAAGTAAAACCTGTGGGGTAAGCAGAAA